CGATAAATCGTATGATAGAGATGAAATTAAAAACTTAGCCAGTCATATTGGATATTTATTGAAATGGTTTTTATCGTCTTCTACACTAAAGACCAATATATCTGTTTTATTACCGCCTACAGAACCTAATGCCAAAACAAATCCGAACATTGTAAAATTAAGTTATGAAAAGATTGTTAAACGACCTAATTATAGAACCGGAACTCAAGACTCGGTATATAAACCGTTATCAGATATAGACTTTAAAGAATTACCAGCTGAACTAGCACCATATTTTAATCAAGTACACAAATATGAATTTTACATAGAAGAATTACAAACGGATGTATTATTTGTATGTCCGCATATGGGGGCATTAATTGATGAAAAATTATACTTTTATTCGAAATATATGAAGTATAAAATATTACTAGAAAAAGGTAAAAAAATAACAGATCCAACTTATGAAAATGTTACGATGGATGACTGTGACTATTTCTTGAACAAATTTTCAAAGGCAATAAAGGGACTTACATATGGATTGGAACAACAAAGAAATCCAGACCTAGCCGGAGATATGTTACTAGATAAACAAAAAAAATTCTTATCGCAACGACTAGACAAATTTAATGTAATTGCCGAGACCAAATCACGATTACTTAATTCACTATTTTAACATCATTGAACAACCACCGGATATATAATTTTTGAAATAAAATACTTAAAGCCATAAATAAGTATTATATAGTAGGGTTTATCCTATTCGCTGTATCTCGGTTTAGCTCAGTCGGTAGAGCATTTGACTGTAGTAGTAAAGTTGTAGAAATACAAACTATGTTGTTATCGAAATGTCGCTGGTTCGATTCCGGCAACCGAGAATAATATTAAAACTTTTAATATTATTCAATTCATTTTATATTTTAAAATCTACATTTTTCGAAAACTATATTTTTAAATATAGAACATTTGTATATATGGCATCTAAAACAAGAAAAGTAAGAAAACTAAGAAAGGGACAACCAACAAAAGGCTGGTCTAAGCTGAAACCAAGTACGCATGAAAGAACACTCATGTTAAAAAAATGCGGCAAAAGGTGCTTTTTAGGACCAAACAAAAGTTTTCCAATTTGTCGTAAGCAAACGTGTAAGGTAAGTTCCAAAGGCGTATATGCTGCGTATATTCGAGCCAAACAATGGGGAAAATCAAAAAAGACATATAAAACTTCTAAGCCGACGCTTATGCGTAAAACATACAAAAATATCGCGGCAAAAGCAAAACGAATATTAAGACGTACATTTAAATACAAACATGTAGGTAAGAGTGCTAAAAAATAAAAAAGAATAAATAAAAAAATAAGAAAAATACAAGAAATACAAGGTTTTTTATTTTTATTTATTATTCTAAGTGAATTAGCGTCCAGTAGAACCAAACCCACCATCGCCGCGCGCAGTAAGGCCAAGTTCTTCAATCGTATTTACCATAACAACCTTGAATGGCATGAGTGAAGGATGGCAAAGTTGAAAATATCTGTCCATCGCTTGAATTTGAAACGAATCAACTTGATTATCCACCTTGTCGACCACCGCAGTAATTTCGCCGCGATAGCCAGAGTCAATAATACCAACCGAGTTAGACAATCTAAGTGGAGTCTTGATTATGCTGGAGCGAGGATACAAGTAGTACGCTTGTGGTACTTCAATTGGGGTGTTTAAATCGGCACTAGCACCAGAATCAGCGCCAACATTAGCACCAGAACCAGCACTAGCAAGGCGAACATACATATACATGGCACATTGAACGCCAAGTGGAATTTTATTGCTACATACTTTTGTAATGTTAAAATCCCTTGGAAGACCTAAATCAAACCCGGAGTCGGGAAATGTATCAAACCGTCCAGCATTATGGTCTTGAATACGATTTATATAAAATACCCTAAGCGAGGCATTATCATACGGAACAAACAGCTTAAGTACTAATTCTGGAGTGACAGACATTGTATTGTGAATACATACCTTAGTACAAAATAAAATAAGTTCAATTTTATTTTGTACGAGTAATATGAGTAGATAGAAAGACCAATTTATAATAGAATAAAATTGAAGAGATCATAGCATGTAAATAATATTTAAATAATAACAACTTAACAAATAAATTAACAAAGAAGAAGTAGTGAGTCAAAAGCATATACAATTATAATGACCGATTACAGTCTACGAGATGAGCGATTTGCCGCACTAGCATTGTGCGCAGCAGATAGATCAAGTATGAAATATCATCAACATGGCTGTATAGCAGTATTGGGAGGTCAAATAATTGCGCGCGGATGGAATTCATATAGATGCTATTCAAATGACGGATATTTAAATAACGCATGTAGTTGTCACGCGGAAATAGATGTTTTGCGAAAATTGAGAAGACTAAAACGATTTTTAAAAAAAAGAAATCCAGCGGAAAGAATACCGGACAGTACTTTCTATGGACGCATAAGTCTATACGTCGCAAGAAAAAATAAGATGGGTGATAAATATAAGGATTCGTCACCGTGTGCGTATTGTGCGCATATGATGAAATCACTAAATATTCGGTATATTATATATAGTAATGCGACCGGAACATTGACAAAATGTAGAGTAACTGACTATGACACAACACATAATAGTCAAGGAAATTTGTTTCTACTTGGAGAAAAAGAAAAGGAAAATGAAACATATGAAGATGACTAAACATAAAATGACTAAAGCAATTAAGTACGCCACAAAACTTAAGTGTTAGGAGTAACACCACCTAAATTTGGATTCGGGTAATTGGAACTGCGTTGAACTAAAGGTGTAAAATCAGACGGTTCCGAAGTATATCCGGGTGTCCAGTCCGTAGGTAACATACCATCAGCCATAGCTTCTTGCCATGTCAAATAATTCGTCTGGCATCCAATACCAATATTAGAAGAAGATTTCGTACCAACTTGGCTAGGTCTATTGTTGTGATTTAATTTCATAGGGAATGGTTGTTTATTTTCTGGAGTAGGAAGGCATTCTTTTTTGTATACACCGCCAGTAAGAATATATTGGCCCTGGCTCTTGGCAAGTTGATTAAAATTCTTGGCATATGGCATACGAATGTATTTTTTCGTTCCAATATAATAAGAGCACGCGTTTTTGTTACCAGAACACGAATAAATATACGCTCCGGAAGGATCATATACAGTTCCACAATTGCCATTGTTTTGAATATTCGTAAATACACAAGAACCATACTTTTGCGTCAAGTTACGAATATAAGCAGCTTGATCACGAGTAATTACATAACTATTATCATCTTCTTTAACCCAATAGTTAGGATATGTTCCCTTGGTCCATTTATATTTTGTGTCAAGCATACCCGCAGTATTCAGAGATGATTTTTTAATAATCGTATTATCATTGGTTCCACAACTGCCAGAGTTTAATGGATGGTTATAGTATTGACCACCGATACCACCATGACCCATGGGTTGAGTACCTCTAAATGGCGTGCGCGTAGTATTGGAAATGAGTCTAAATTGACCAACGGCACCAATATTTCTGTAACCACCGCTTAATGAAAACCCATTCACACCTTTTCCGGATATAGGATAATTTGGGCTATTATTTCGTGATTTTTTTTTAAGAGTAGCAATAGACATATAAAATAACATTAGAAATAAAAACAGAACTAAACCCAGAGAAAGAGAACTAAAACAAAAACAGCTTTCGCCCAATAGGGTCCTCAATCATACATTGTGTCAATGTGTTATATAATTTCGTATGTTGTCTGCCGACGGCTAACTGATCTTTACGCTTCTGATATACACGCGAGTGTTGTCGAGTGTTTGAATTATCCAAGCAAAAAAGAATGACAATAGCTAAACTATAATAAACAGAAGTATAATGCGTAGAAAAAGGAATCATATTATTATGAATAAATTCTGGAGGCAAAAATAAATTGTGTAGATCATAAAAATCTGTAACCAAAATCGTCTTATTTTGCGTTATATTATATAACTTATTGTAATTACAAAAATAAAACTTGTCGCCATCAATTACCATAATATCATTCAAATCCATAAATGAAATGGTAATATTATTTTCAAGTAAGCTTTGAATCTGGTAATAGATGGATTGTAATAATAAAGTAGCAGTTGTTATAGTGAATTGTGTAGATTCAATATACGCATCAAGTGATACAATTGATTTGGCGCAAAGAGAATAAGATGATGATGATGATGTGTTAGCAAAATATTCGAATGATTGAAACAACCTAGAAAAAAACGGATGCTCTATACACGTAGTTAAATTCGAAATGACATATACAGCATTTTCTTTTTGAATATCAAATGACCCAATAAGCATAGTAATGATTATATATAAAATAATATAAACTAAAATATTTAAATTAAAAAATATATACAATAAAATCATATTTTTTAATTGGATCGACCGAATCGACCTATTTCGAATTATTTCGAATTCGGTTCAAAGCACACTTCCAAAACCACGGTCCGTCATATACAATTTTAATAATAGTTTCTTGGATGAATTTGTGTTTAATATTATTAACATAGTCATTATCATACCAGAAATCAAAATGTATGAATACTTTTTTGAAATTTTTATCGATATTATTGGGAATAATATCTATTTTTTTTATAAGACCTAGTTTAAGTTTATTTTGAAAGATATCAATAATAAACGACACAGAAATGTGCTTGAATACACGTGGGATACAAATCGAGGGACATTCCTCTTGAATTTGATTAATAGTTGACATTAGATAATGTATTAACCATTGATTATTCAAATTCAATTTTTATATATTCAATAGTGGTATATTCATAAGATATTCATAAGATAAGATTATTCAAATGATTATACAATACGTGCCATGCTGTTTCCTATAATATGTATAGTTTTAATTTTTATAATAAATATGTAGAGGTAAGTGATCGGTACCGATAGCTGTTAGGAAACTCGTATTGTATAAACGGGCCTAATATATTGGTCCATATATTAAACGAAAAAACTGTTTAAACTATTTTCAATACTAATTATTATTTAATTATAATCGGTTTAAGGATATATATCTTTATATAACATATACACATATATACATACTTAGGTATTTATAAGCAGTAGCTATAATCACACAGCACACATGGGACGTTTTGATGCTTTAAAAGATAATACATTTTCTTCTACTGAAGGAGCAACCAGTCGGGACACAGTAGATAGACGAGGTAGTAATAGTAGAGAAGGTAATAATAGAGAAGGTAATAGAAATAATGATAGAGCCGGTGGTGGTTCTAATAGAAATAGGAATGGTAGAAATAAAGCCAATAATAAACAGAAACAAAAAGATGGTGAAAAGGATACGGGTCAACCTAACAAAGAAATTGTAGACAATTCAAACAACCGTATTATTGAAACAAAATTAGAAAATGCGATTATAAAGACGGATAATTTTCCAGAAATGCCAAAGGCAGAACCACAGCCTCCTCAACCTACACAACCTCCTCCAGTCAAAGAATCATGTTGGTTACAAGCGATTAAAAAAAGAGAAGAGGCGGATAAGAAAAATGCTGATTTAATTAACCAATCCGATCCCAAGTATTGG